CGACCATGTCGCCGCGTTGCGGTTGGTCGACCTTATAGAAGCCGGCCGCCTCGTAGTTCGCCTCGTACAGGCTGGTGTTGTCGGTGCTTTCCCACCAACCATCAGCGCGCTTGAAGGCTTCGAACTCCAACCCCCACTCGCGTTTGTACCAATCGGCGCAGACCTGCCAGCAGTCCCAGGCACCGTGGACGAACGGCCGCTTCAACAGCGGAACATCGCCAGTCGGCATCACTGTCCGCAGGTCGCCCTCGGGCCAGCTGAGGATATGCCAAGGCATCGCAGTCGCTTCGCACATGGCGAGGTCGCGCGGCGAAGGCCTGCTGGTGGCATCCGGATGCGAGTGAATGATGCCAATCACTTCGCCAAGATCCTCCGCCGCGGCGTACTCCTCTGGATCGATTCGAAACTCTTCGTTCGGTTCGGTCGAGATATTCCGGCACGGGTAATACTGCTGTTTGCGGCCAATACCCAGAAGCAGGCCGCAGCACTCTTTCGGGTACTCGGCGGCTGCGTGAGTCTGGATCGCGTTCAAAATGTGCTTACGCATGGTCAGCTCCGGGCGATCAATGAAACGGCAGGGAATCCACCAAACGGCAATGGATTGCCATCACCGAAGCGCGGAATGCAGCCCCGACCCAAAGTGGCATCGCACTCATCCAGCTCTGGGTTATCAGTAACAACCCCGTCCTTCGTGACGTACGGCCCGGTGTAGCCGCAGCTCGGGCCACGGTAGCCGCCGGTGAGGCACCAGTGACACAGAGTCGTAGCCTGACGGCCGATTGATTCACCGCCGACGTCGCCCGGGCTGGCCAACTCCCAACTGACTGTTTCCCCGTCCTCGTTCGTTTTCTGATCGATGTACCAGACCTCGATCGTCTCTTGGGTTGGGTCTGCCGTCGGGTTGCCCGCCGGGAAATTGACCGCATCGAGGTACGTGCCCAAGGTGTGGCGCATGGTCAGCTTAAACTCGAGCAGGTCGTCGAACGCCAAACACAGCGCGGTGATGCGCCCATTGACGTTGCCGACTGACAACGAAGGTCGTACCGCGGTGCCGTCACCGTTAGCCTCAATGCCAACTATCTGCATCGGCCAGGCGCCGTACTCGTTGCCTTGGAACCAGATCGGCTTCGCGGGCAGCTGGTCAGCATCTGCCCCGGCGGCGATCAACTCCTCAGGCGTGTGCGGGATGGCGTGCCCGTGAAAGCGCAGCACATCCGCTCCGTAGTCCGAGCCGTCCAATTCGAAGAGCAGCACTTCGCTGCCAGGCTGAAGCACCTGGATGTCACTGATCAGCGGCATGGTTGCCCCTTATGGTTGGAATGCACGGTCGAAAGTGGCCGTGAGCTTGAATGCGCCCCCGCCCATCGGGGTAGGAACCGGCTTTTTGCAGGTAAACAACCCCAGTTCACCGAGTGGAGTGGTCCAGAGAAACGCCTTCGCGCCGGCATGCCGATCAAAGAACTTCATGATCTCCAGCACCTTGGTCTTTGGCCCGGTGTAGGAGATCGGATAGGAGTCCTGTTTGTTGTTCGGCCCGTCGCCAGACTCTTGCTTGTAACCGTCACCAAACTGCGCGGTGCGCACCCGATAGGTGATGTCGGGCGCGTCTCCATTTTGGGTTGGCCAGGTGAAGCGCTCGATCGCCATCAGGCTCTCCCATTAACGTTTCGGAAACTGACGCCGCCCGCACGCCATGATTCGGCTACAGCTCTTTCTGCCGCTGCCTTCATTTGCGTTTGGAGGTTCTGCTGAAGTGCTTGCTGGTCGAGCTGCATGCCTTCTGAGCTTCGGTCTTGCGTGACCACGCTGACCGGAGCGCTGATGCTGATTGACGAGCCTCCACTGCTGCTGCTGATGGCCGCGACGCCGGGCCCTGCTCCGGAAGTCAGCGGAGTGACGCTGCCGCCATTTGCGCCAGTCATGAGGAAGGACTTGCCGCCCTCGTTGTACAGCTCCGGCCCCAGCTCGTTGACCTCATACAGAGAGTTGGGGGCGACAGGTCCGCCGGCCGCTCTATAGCCAGAGAAATCGACGTTGGTGTATCCAGCCTGAGACGCTCCTGCGGCTGACGAAGCTGCACCGGCAGAGCCGGAGGCCAGCCCGTTACCGCCACCACCAACGAAGTAACTCGTTGCGGCGCCCACCAAGCTACCCAGCAATGCCGAACTGGCCTGTCGAGTTGCAATGCGCGCCATGTCGGCCAGAATCGATTTCGCGAAGTCACCGAACGATGCCTTCCCGGTCATGGCGAAGTTGACGATCGAGTCCTCCATGGAGCTGAACGCATTGGTGAACAGGTTCCGCGTTTGGCCGGCAATGTCCCGGGCGGAGTCCAGGTAATTGGCCCAGGCCGAGGTAGCACCCTTGGTCCAGTCACCCTGTGCCGCTTTGACATCGGCATAGTTCTGCAGGATCTGGTCGGTGGCCTTCTTGTTCGCGTCTGCGAGCGCTCGCGACTTCTTTTCGAACTCTTCGGTGTCCATCTTCCGTGATGGGTCAGACTGCTGATTGGCAAGGTCCAGAGACTGCTGAGCGAACCGGTCTTGCTGGTTATTCAGCTCGCCGTTGAGCGCGTTCTGCCGATCACCCTGGCTGACGCCATTGACTGCGCGCTGCCCAGCAAGCTCCAGAGCTTTCTGTTGCTGCCCGAGGGCTGCGACGTACTGCTTTATCGCGTACTTCTGCTTGTCGAGACGACCTGTCTCGGCGGTGGCCAGCACTTCCTGTTGACTGTCGGCATCCTTCTGCGCCTTGACCATGGCTGTGCGTGCGTCAGCAATCTTCTGATCGAGCTGAATGCGCTGCGCTGCCGTGGTGCTGGACTTGTTTTTAACCGCCTCCAGCGCCGCGATCTCGGCTTCGTAAGCAGCCGTCACCTCGTCCCGTTCGTTTCCGATCAGGCCTTCACGTTTTACCGCGTACTCGGCTTGGGAGATCAGCCCGGCTTTCTGCGCCGCATCCAGTTGTTTCTGGGCGTTGCTGTACTCGGCCACAATGGTGGTGAGTTGGTTTTTTGCATCGTTGAAGCCGGTCAGGTCGACACTGCTCGCTGCGGCCTTAGGGTCTTTTTTGCTGTCATCGATAGCTTTGCGTAGCTTGTCGTATGCTCCGCCGGAGAACTTGGCTCCGTCAAAATTTACACCATCAAGCAGCGAAGCCTTCTGCCCTGTTTTCTCCGCGTCCTGATAAAGCGTTGTGAATTGATCATTCAGCTTTTTGTAGGCCTCCTGGCGCTTTGCAAGCGGGTTCAAGTCCTCCATCTGCCTGTCCAGATCCTTCTGGACGGCGATCAGCTCCTTGTTTGCGTGGGTTGTCTCGCCGGTTGCTCCGGCAAGGTTCTGGCCGGCCAATTGCCGAGCTTTCAAGCCTGCAAGCTTTGCCTCCAGCGCTGTGGTGGAGTCATCATTCTCGCCGGTACCGAGCCCCAGAAACGAGTTGAGCGAGCTCAGGCCGTTCGATACCGCACCAGCAACACCGCCACCCTTGCGAGTGTCGAGCACACGCTGCGTGATCTCGATCTGCTTGGCCAGGTCCGGGAAGACTTCCGATCGGATGGCGCCATAGGCACCAGTGATTGCGATCTTGATGTCGTCCCAATCTCGCTCGACATCAGACAGAGACGCGCGGTAAGCCTTCAGCCGCTCCTGGGCTGACAGATTCAGGCTTTCACTCAGGACATCCAGAGCGCGCTGGTGGTCGCCCTGATCGTCGATCGCCTTGATGACTTCGTATTGCTCGTAAGTCAGCAGGCCGAATTGATCGCTGATCTTGGCGGCAGCATCGGTGGCAGTATCACCAGCGCTGGCCAGTGACTTGGCGATATCACCGGCGCCCTTCCCTGTAACCTCGCCGATTGCCGCAGCAGCCTGTGCCAAGTTCTGCATCTGAATGCTGCTGGTGGCCGCACCAGAAGCCAGCGCAATGACAGCCTCGCGCGAGCCGGACAGGTTGCCGGTCAGCACGCCAGCCGACTCGCTCATGGACTTGAGGCTAGCAATGCTCTGGCCTGCGTCGTTCGAGCCACCGTTGATCGCAGCGTTGAACGCTCTGGCCTGCTTCATCGCGTCGAAGTAGGCGTAACCGAGGCCGCCGAGCACGCCTGCAAGAAGGCCAGCCGGAAGCAGCAAAGCCGCCATGCTTTTGGCAGACGCTCCAGCGCCGGCGCCGAGCTGAGCAATTGCTCTTGCACCACTGCCCAAATCGCCGGATGACAGCGCGTTGGCCAGTTGCATGACGTTTTCTTGAGCTTGGCGGGTGCCGAGCTTCAACTTGTCGAATGCAGTCTCTGTTGCAGTAAAGCCAGCGCGATCTTTCCCAACCTTGGCCAAGGCTGCGTTATAAGCGTCAACATCGATTGCGCCGAGCCGAAACGCTTCATGCGCAGCCTTTTCCTTTGCTTCCAGGTCGGCAAGCTTCTTAGTCAATGGATCGATGCCATTAACCGTGCGCTTCAGTGCTTCGATCTGGCGGTTCTCGGCATCGATAAGCCGCTGTTTCTGCGCAAGCTCCTTGGCTTCAGCCTTTTCAATTCGGTCAAAGGACTTACCGAGACGGTCCTGATACTCCTCCTGCTGCTCGATCGTGACCAGGCCGCCTTTGCGAGCACGTTCCAGCAGCCCTTCAGCCTGGACCAAAGATTCCATGCTGGAGATATTGCCGGACATCGCCTTTTCGAGCTGGCTGATGATGGCGATTTCGCTGGTCGCGCTCGCGCCGGATTTCCGTCTTGCATCGGTCTGACGCTGGGTGGCGCCAGTCGATTTGTCGATCTCCTGCGCAACCTCTCGCTCGGTCTGGACGATCTTCTTGCCAGTGTCGGCCAATTCGGTCCCGGTCTTGCCTAGATCGTCGATTGCCTTTTCGGCATCAACAGCCGAATCGACCAACTTGTCCAAATCGTCAGCGGCCTTGACTGCCGACGACGAATTGACCTCGATGCCCAGGGACGCAAAGTTGGTGGTCATTTACTGTCCCTCTGTTCCGCCATCACCCGCAGGGCTTCGGCTTCCATGATGCGGAGATCCGGGAAAATGTCGGTGGCCTGGGCTCGGGTTAAACCGAGGAAGCCCGCGACATCGCGGATTGACGTGTAATCCAGACCGGTAGCGCCGCACGCCCCTGTACGCCACTGGGTGCTCATGGCCTCGAAGACCTGGAACGCAGGCCAGGTGTCAGGCCAGACTTCGGCCTCGTCGCCGTAGTCTTCAGCCGAGAACCCGAAAGCATCCTGGCCTTGGATGGTCGGCTGATAGAGGGCGCGCGCGACGCTGATTAGTTTCCCAGGCGAGCCTTGCTGTATGCCTCGGAGTAGGCCGCCAACACCGCGCTGGGGGTGGCGCTGATCGAGCTGACCAGGATGCGGAGGTTTTCGTCGGTGAAGTCTTCATCGACATCCCAGCCCACGACAATCGCCTTGAGCTGTTCCACCTGGAGGTCAATCAG